GACTGCCCACCGTGGGACTGCCCACCGTGGGACTGCCCACCGTGGGACTGCCCACCGTGGGACTGCCCACCGTGGGACTGCCCACCGTGGGACTGCCCACCGTGGGACTGCCCACCGTGGGACAGCCCCTATCTCGCGCGCGCGCCCGCGCGATCCCCTATATCGCGCGTACGCGAGCGGGCGCATCCGGGCGACATAGGCGGAGGTAGTGGCATTGCCGCCACCCATCACGACAGGGGTGAATACGTGTAGCCACCTATGGGGTATCCGGATACCACCCCGGTATAAAATCAGGGCACCCGGCCACAGGACACCGCCGCGTCCCCCTGTCCATCTCTCCCCGATGGTAGGGGGGGGTCGTACGCGCGTGTGCGCGCGCGTGAATCGTTTGCCAGACCAGATTTGACTTGCAAGTTTTCTTTGGTAAACTGTTTTCATCGGGTGTTTGGCATGCCCGAAATCAGTTCTTCGACCATCACGGTTCCCCGTGGTGGTCTTTTGTTTTCCCGGGGGCAAGTCATGGATTCGTCGTGGGGTGGCCGCGAGGCTCAGAACGCGTTGGCGTGGCTGCGTCGAGTCCACCGCCCCGGTGGGACGTTGGCGAAAGACAGTGACGGGAGAGCGTTGCGCCTGGGGTCGGTGTGCGTGATCTGTGGTCGGGTGATCGACTACCACTTGCGCAAACCTCACCCGGAGTCGTTGTCGTTGCAGCACGTGAAGCCGAGGTCGGCGTACCCGGAGTTGAAACGTGTCCCGGCGAACTGGGCACCGTCGCACTTGTCGTGCAACGCGGCCATGGGTGACAAGGAGGAGGAAGCCAGTGGCGAATTCCCCGAAACCTACTGGTAGACGCCCACGGGTCTCCCAGAAGCGCACCGCCGCCGTGGTTCCCACTGCTCCGACAGTGGAGTGGGGGCGGTTGCGCACAGGGTTGGAGTCGTCGTTGTCGGTGGCGCAGATGCGCGGACGGATCGATGACGCGTCTATCGCTCTGGCGAGGTCGCTCGCTGACAAGTTGGATGCGTGGGATGTGATCGTGCGGTGGGCTGTGGAAGACATGCATGAGGCGGAGGGGAAACGCCCCGCTGTTCCGCAGTTCGACAATGTGACCACATCGCAGTATCAGAAACTCCTGAAAGACATTGGGCTGATCGCTATGGCCAACAGTGCGACGGACCCGAATGGAGATGCTGATGACACGTCACAGGCAGCCTCCTTCCACGCTGCGTTCGACCCTGACTCTGCATGATGTCGCCCGTCATGTGATCTACCCGGATGGGATCGCCTTCTCCGCGTACCCGGCTGTGAAGGAAGTCCTCGACGGGATCGGCATCAGTTTCGACAGGTGGCAGCAAGGACTCGCGTCGATCATCTTGGCGCAGAACGAACAGGGGCTTTGGGCGGGGACTATCGGCGGGGTTGTGTTGTCTATCGCACGCCAGACCGGGAAGTCGTACGTGGTCCGGTGGATCATCTTCGCGTTGTGCGTGTTGACGCCGGAGACGAAGGTCGTGTGGACCTCTCACCACTCCTCGACCACCGTGTTGACGTTGGAAGAGTTCGACCAGATGTCGAAGTCTCCGAAGGTGAAGCGGTACGTCAAGAAGGTGGTGAAGGCCAACGGTCAGGAACAGGTCGTGTTCCGAAACGGGTCGGTCATCAAGTTCGGTGCTCGTGAGCACGGGTTCGGTCGTGGCCATGATGATTTGACGATCCTTGTGTTGGACGAGGCGCAGATCATGACGGACAAGGCGTTGCAGAACATGATCCCCGCGCAGAACGTGAATCCGAATCCGTTGTTGTTCTTCATGGGCACCCCGCCCACCCCGGTGGATAAGTCGGAGGTGTTCACGGAGAAACGCCGACGGGCGTTGGAGGGTCGCGGGAATTCCATTTATGTGGAGATTTCGTGTGACCCTGTGCCGAAGAACAGGTCTGCTGACGAGTGGATCGTGGACAAGGTCCAGTGGGGGAAGGGCAATCCTGCGTATGCGACAGGTCGGACGAATGAGAATTCGATGCTGCGCATGGTGGAGAACCTGACGCTCAACGGGCCGGAAGGGATGTTACGTGAAGGACTTGGTTTATGGGGCGCTGAAGCGTCCGAAGAAGAAGCCATCCCGCAAGAAGCGTGGCAAGGGCTGCTGAGCCCAGCTCCTGTTCCTGAGTCGTCGCGGATCGTGACCGGCATGACGGTGTGCGTGGCGGCGACCAGGAACAGGCAGTGGGTGTATGTGTCGCGTGCTGGTGAGCGCGCTGATGGTGTCACCCAGGTCGAGTTGGTCGCGAAGCTCCACCCTGACACGGTGGCCGACTGGTTGATGTCCCACGCGGATCGGATCGAGGAGGTCACCGGGCAAGGCCGTGGCGCTGGGTTGACCTCGGAGCTGATGGCCAGGTTCGCCGGTGACAGGTCGTTCAAGATCAAGACCGTGTTCTGGGAGGGGGCGGAATTGATGGGCGCGTACGGGCGTGGCATGGACGCGATCCTCTCGGGCTTGGTGGCGGTCGTGCAACACAAGGATTGGGATTTCTGTGTCCCGCGTGTGGTGTGGAAAGACCTCGGCGGTGGCCGGGTGATCGACGGGGCCAAGTCGAAAGCGGAGATGGCGGCGTTGGCGAGTTTCTTCGGCGCGTACGGGATGCGCACGAGGACACAGGCGAAGAAGAAGTCCACTCAGGTGCGTGTCGCGCCGAGGGTGGTGAAGAAATGACTCAGGGAAGGAGACCCATGGCGAACAGTGGGCAGAAGTCTGCACGCCCCATCGTGGTGCGCCCTGAGATCGGGTACCAGTTGCCGGTGTTCGATTGGTCGTTCATGCTGGGCGCTCCTGTTCCGGAGTTGCGATGGCCCCAGTCGATCCACGTGTTCTCCCGGATGCGCACCGACTCGCAGGTGGCCGCGATGCTGGACGCCGTGACGTTGCCGATCATGTCCACCGGGTGGTACATCGACCCGAACGGCGCATCGGATGAGGTGGTGGGGTTGGTGTGCTCGGACTTGGGGTTGCCGGTGCGTGGCGCGGATTCCAGCCAGGCACCGTTGCGCACACGCGATAAGTTCTCCTTCGCCCAGCATTTGCGACTCGCGTTGCTGCACCTCACCTATGGGCATTCGTTCTTCGAGCAGGTGTACCGTGTCGAGGACGGGTACGCGCATCTGCACAAACTGGCGTGGCGTCCACCGGAGACCATCGCGAAGATCGACGTGGCCCTCGATGGTGGTCTGATCGCCATCCAGCAACACTCCACAGCCTTGTCGCCCCGTGTGCCGACGATCCCCGTGGAACGCCTGGTGGCGTATGTGAACCGTCGCGAGGGGGCGAACTGGGCGGGGCAGTCACAACTGACCAGGGCCTACAAGTACTTCAAGTTGAAGGAAGAGCTCCTTCGTCTCCTCGCTGTCGCGGACCAACGCAACGGCATGGGGTTGCCGGTCTACACGGCGGCACCCGCCCTCGACCTCGAAGACGACCTGGACAAGATCCGCCAGGACATCCAAGACGACATGGACGCCGGTGCCGAGATGGTCAAAGCGTCCAGGGCCGGTGACGAGGCGGGGATCGTCCTCGGTCCTGGTGCGAAGTTCGACCTCGTCGGCGTCAACGGGAAACTGCCCGACATCATGGGCCACATCCGGTATTGCGACGACCAGATCGCCGCGTCGGTGTTGGCGCACTTCTTGAACCTGGGCCAACAGTCCGGCACAGGGTCCTACGGGTTGGGTGCGACGTTCGTGGACTTCTTCGTCCAGTCGTTGCAAACCGTGGCGACCGATATCGCTGATGTGATCAACCAGCATGTGATCGAAGACTTGGTGGATGTCAACTTCGGCACGAGCGTCCCCGCCCCTCGTCTGGTGTTCGACGAGATCGGCGCGAAGCACCCCGCCACCGCCGAAGCCCTGTCGATCCTGACGAACTCTGGTGTCCTGCTTCCCGAACCGGCGTTGGAATCCCATGTGCGTGAGATTTACGGTCTCCCGCCGAAAGCGCCCTACACATCTGCCACGAAGAAAGACGGTGCCACTGATGGACCCACGACCGCGTAACACCGCACTTGTGCGACCGTTCAACATCCTCGTCACCAACGACACCGCCATGCCGGTGGTGTATCTCCACGACACGGTGGGACAGTCATGGTCCGGGGAGGACAACTCCTCTCAGGCGTGGGTGGCCGCGTTGGGCGCGATCACCGCCGACACGATCCAGGTCCGCATTAACTCGTTGGGTGGTGACGCTTGGGACGGCATCTCCATCTACAACACGCTCAAAGACCACCCTGCCACGATCCATGTTGTCATCGACGGGATGGCCGCCTCCGCCGCGTCGGTGATCGCGATGTCCGGTGACACGATCACGATGCGCACCGGTGGTCAGATGATGATCCACGACGCCTCGGCGGGGTGTTGGGGTGACGCCGCCGCGATGCGGAAGACGGCGGAGATGCTGGACGCCTGCTCGGACTCTATCGCCGCCATCTACGCCACACGGGCCGGTGGGACGGTGGCTGAGTGGCGGGCACGCATGCAGGAGGAGACCTGGTTGACCGTCGAGCAGGCCATCGCCTTGGGGTTGGCCGACACGGAGGACACCACCGAGCAGGATCCCGCCGGCACTACTGCCTCGAACAGTTTCGCCGCTGGATCGGCGTCCACCCCGGTTCCGGGGACCACACCAATGAATATGAAAGGAGACATCATGTCTGATGTTCTCAAGGACCTCCTGACCAGGTTGGCCCTGCCTGAAGACGCGACCAGCGCTGACGCCTTGGCCGCCATCGACGCGCTCACAGCGCCCGACCCCGCCCCGTTCACCGCCCCCGAGGGCACACAGTTGGTGGATTCCGCCGCCTTGGTGGCCTTGCAGGAGCAGGCCCAGCAGGGCGTGGAGGCGTTCGCGCAGATCAGCGCCACCCGTCGTGACCAGATCGTCGCCACCGCCGTGAAGGAAGGCCGTGTCGCGCCGGTCGCCTCGACCACGTGGCGCGCACGGTTGGACGCGGACGAGCAGGGCACCGTCGAGCTGTTGAACACGCTCGCCCCCGGCACCGCCGTTCCCGTCGCGGAGATCGGCCACCAAACCATCACCGGCACCGCAGGGGACTCCCTCTACGACGCCCTCTTCTCGAAGGAGGCATGATCATCATGCAGTACACACCCAAGCACGAACCGGGGCGTACCCGGACGATGACCGCCGCCACGGATGTGATCGGCGGACGCCTGGTGGAGATCACCGGCGACCGTGCCGTGTCCCACGCCACACCGGGGTCGACAAAGGTGTGCGGCATCGCCGCGTTCGACGCCACCCAGGGTTTCCCCGTGACCGTCCACACCTTGTGGTCTGGTGTCCACAAGGTGCTCGCCGCCACGCCGGTGACCGCCGGTGACCGGCTGACCGCCGCCACGGACGGGAAGGTCGCCCCCGCCACCGCCACCGATCACGCCTACTTCCTCGCCGAGACCAGCGCCGACACTGACGCTTTGGTCGAAGCGACCATGATCTAAGGAGACACAATGAATCTCACCAAGTATCCTGTGCGCAACCCGTACACCGACCATGGTTTCCGTGAAGCCATCGAATTCTTCAAGATGCCAGGCCTCGTCGCCAGGCGTCTGGCCGAAGTCCTCCCGGAGTCGGCGTTCCTGTCCCATTACCTGCTCTCCGACCGTCAGGCCATGCCCGGCGGCGCGTTGATCATCGAACCCGTGTCGGCCCTCGATCAGTCCGAGGGCGGCGAGCAAGTCGCCCCCGGTGCTGAGTACCCGCCCATGGAGCTGTCCGCCGAGGACTCGTTCAGCGTCGAGTCGGGAAAGTTCGGTGGTCGCAGGAAGATCACCACGGAGGCTCTCAGCCGCGTGTCCAACGCGGGGATGTTCATCGACCGGCAGAACACGCAGATCGTCAACCAGATCAACTGGGCGTTCGAGCGACCGACCTTGGCCGCTGTCCACTCCGCCATCGGCGGGTCGTACGCGTCGAAGGCGTGGGACTCGAAGGCTGCGATCATCCACGCCGTGGAATCGGTCAAGGCGCAGATGGAAGGACTGTTGAAGAACTTCAACGCCCATACCCTGGTCATGACGTCCGCGCAGTGGGCGAACGCCGCCGTCGTGTTGGCCGACATGCTCCCCGACGGGTCCATGACCCTGGTGGACGGCAACTGGCCCAACCTGCTCGGGTTGACCGTTGTCACCAACCCGTTCCTACCCGCCGGGTGGCAGCCCACCCTGATCGACCTGGACAACTTCGGTGGCATCGGCCACGAACAGTTGTCCGGTGACGGGTACGTCGGCGCTGCTGCTGGGACGAACATCGAGGTGAAGGTCTACACGGAAGACGCGTCCGACTCGTTCGTGTACCAGTGGCGCAAGACCGATGTGCCGTTCATCACGAACAAGGACGCGGCTGTCAAGATCACGGGGACCGGGCTGTGAGCGCCACGACCGTGTACAAGGTGACTGCCCGCGCGGTATTCGTCCGCGCGGGCAAAGCCCAGCTCATGCTGCGCCGTGGCACCGTGATCCCCCTGACCGTGGAGGACGACGAGATCAGCAGGTTGCTGACCGAAGGTCTGATCACCCCCGTCACGATCACCGACGAGGACACCACCGTCACCGACGAGGACACCACCGTCGTGGTGGACGCCCCGAAGCGGGGCGGGCGTCCGAGGAAGACCACCTGAATACATGGGTATCTTCCTGAACCCCGCCGACTTCGCCCCGGCACCGGCGACCATCACGGACCTGATCGCCGAGGCGGAGACCAAAGCACTGATCGCCGTCCCGGTGCTCGGGTCGCTCACACCTGACGACGACCCGGCACCCGGGCACGCGGTGTCCCACTGGGCGCAAGTCGGCGCGATCCTGACACGTGTCGTGCGCGAATGGGCGTCCCAAGGCTACGACCCGGCGAAGATGAAAATGGTCGGACCGTTCCAGAAGTCCTACTGGGGACTGGCCGGACGGTTCGACAAAACCACCCTCGCCGATCTGCGCCGCATCGGGGACGCCATCACCTCCGCGTCGCGCCGCACCGGGCCGAGATGGTCCATGCCCACCACGCACAGCCTGTCACGGTTGTTCGACACCAGGTAGGCGACCATGTGGGACGAACACGAGCACGCCACCCTCCACACCGACCCCGACACGGGTTTCTGGTGCCTGCTGGACCAACAGGTGGACGGCATCACAGCGGACTGTTACATCGAGTCCGTGCCGTCACCGGTGAAACTGTCCGACGGCATCACCCTGCGCGGGCACACATGGTTGGTGGTCGTCGTGCGCGAATGGGCTGGGACGGGCACGAAACTGTCCATCTCACAATGCAACAAAACAGGCGTCCTGTACCGGCGTGAGCCCACCACCACCGCCCACGGGCACACCTACCGCGTCATCGACCAGGTCCCGTTCGCCGGTGTGTGGCGGATCATGTCCACCTCGGAGACGCCAGGGCAGGTGAAGACCAACGCGAACCTGATGCCCGTGGGCGGATGGTCGTGGCCTGGTGGCGTCCATGACGTGTTGCGCATGGACGACGACGGGACCTGGTGGGAGCAATCCGGTGTCACCATGTCCGACCGCACCGCGTTGTCCATGGTGCTGTCCGGGACCGCCGTTGTCCAACTTCGACAAGTCCCATCCCTGACCATAGGAGACCACCCATGAGCGGGAAACAATCGAAGCTCGACAAGCGGTTGAACAAACTCGTCGCCGGGCTCCCCGGTGTGCGCCACGCCGTCGAAGACGCCGCGAAAGAGATCCAACGCGACGCGAAACTCCTCGCCCACGGCCACGGGTCCCTTCCCGAACACATCCACCTGCGATACCCGAACAGGTACGACACGGAGGTCACCCTGACCCACACGGCGGCGTTGAGCATCGAGCACGGACACGACGACGCCGTGTTCGGGTCCGGGTGGGTCCCAGGGTTGCACATCATGCGCGACGCCGCCCACGGTCGCATGATCCCCGACACCACGGCACCCGACATCACCCACCTACTGTAAGGAGACCACCCATGATCAAGATCAGAAACCCGAAGACCGGGGCGACGCAAACCGTGGACACGGCGACCATCTACCTCGCCGTCGGGTGGGTCCTCGACACCGACGACACCACCGGAACCGGCACGCACACGGACGCCACCATGGACGCGGACACGGGTGACTCCACGGTGGGCGAGCAGGGGAAGAAACCCGTGAAGGCCGCCCGGTGAGCTCCTGGTTCGACGCCCACGAATGGGTGCATGACCATCTCACCACAGGGTTGCCGGGGTGGTTGGTCGAACCAGAGCACGACGCGACACAGGCCACGTTCCCCGTGTGCATCTGGTCGTTGCTGCAATCCGAGATCGACCCGCGTGGGCTGTGGGAAGGCAACCTCTCCCTGACCATGATCATGCCCACCCAGGACGCCACAAACCTGAAGAGAACCGTCGTGGACGCTGTGCGCGGGTGGCGTGCCCCCGGCCCCGCGTACGACGTGGAACTGCTGTCCATCACACGGTCCGCGCGTGGCACACGCGAAGACCTCAGCACCTACATCGCTGTGTTCACCATCTCGTGGACAAGCACCAACCACTAACAGAAAGGGGCCAACAATGGCCAATCGAGACAAGGGCCTACAGGTCGGAAAATTCGGTGGACTGTTCTTCGGGAAAGAGTCCGACAACCCCGTCCAGGGCGGGAAGGTCGCGAACTTCACCCTCGCGGGAGAACCCCCGACCGGGTGGGAGTCCGCGTGCTACCTGTCGCTGGAGAACCTTCCCCAGCCCACGATCAACGGTGGCGACTCCGCCGCGTTGGGCACGTGGCAGCAACGCAACACAGGGACGAACGTCAACGACGTGTCGTACTCCATCGCCTACACCGGTGTGCAGGTCGACGCGCAGACACTCGACGCGCTCAACGCCATGCGGGAAGCCGGTGTCCCCATCTCGGTGTTCCACCTCACCCAAGGCCCCGACGGTCGGCGCACGGGCGAATGGTGGCCCACCTCGACGTTCGCCATGACCGGGGCTCCCACGAAGTCCACCAGTGGCTACACCACGATCCAGTTCACCATCACCCAAGGCGCACCGGCGTCCACCATCAACCTGAAGACCATCAAAGCCGGTGTCACCCCAGCCACCGCCTGCGGACAGTACTTCGACGGGCTGATGTTCGACGACGAAGCGTTCAAGGCGGGTGCGTGACATGTCCGAGACGACGACTGACGACCTGTACGTGGACGCCACCGCTGAGGACACCGAAGCGATCGACGCCTTCCTGGAGTCCGCACCACGACCCGACCTGTCGCGCCCGCGCCACAGGCGGTTCATCGGGACGTTCTACGAGTCCTACGAGAAAGCGTCCGAGAGCGGCGGTATCGCCGAACTGTTCGACTTCTTCGCAGACCTGGACGAGATCATGGAGTCCAGCATGGGCGGCGCGTGGGTGGCGTGGGTGGAGTCCATCCCGATGCGGTTGCAGGACGCCACACTCCTGAAGTACGTCATGACCTTGTCGCAGGACATGGGAAAAGACGAGCGCTCGCCCGTGTAGGCGACGAGCATCCCACGGAAGTCGTGTGCGACTTCCAATCGGTGTACCACCTCGATTGGGACACCCAGGTATGGACCGGCGAGCCAGACACCACAGAACGTCTGCTCGCCGGTCTGTCCAACCGACCCGACTCCATGCTCAGAGCGGCACTGATGGAAGAACTCCCCGCCACACCACCCACCACAGGCGACAACCGTCTCACCCTGGACTGGTACGGCATGAGCCAAGACACACGCATCCTGTCGCAACTGTTCAACATGGTGTCGTCCCTGTTCACCAAGGACGGGCCAAGATACGCGTTCCCGAGGAACCCCATCGATGAGTTCTGGGAACGCACACACAACTCGATCACACACTGACACACGAGGAGAAGGAGGACGCGCATGGGCAAGCATGGGGCAATCGTCGATAGCGTATCCGTGCGCGTCCGTCCCGACACAACACAATTCGCCATGGAGATGCGCCGGATCACGGAGCGCTCCTGGACAGCCGACGTGGAAGTCATGCTCTCCTCCGAAGCAGCCAAACGCGACCTCTCACGATTCACCAACGTCACTCGGTGCGCTGTGGTGGACGCCCGCATGCAGATGCGGGAAGCCAGAGCGGAACTCGACAAGTTCCTCGCCACCGGGCGCACCATCGACATCAACGCACGCATCGATGAGAAGAACACCCACATCGCGGAACTGGAAGACAAACTCCGAGAACTCAGCGCCACCAAAACAGAACTGAAAGCCAAACTCAAACTCGACACATACGAGCCGTCCGAGAAAGTCCTGGACCTGAAACGGAACCTCGCCTCCATCGAGGACACCACCGTGCGTCTCAAAGCGGATCAGACGAACGCGAAAGAGACCATCGCCCACCTCAAGGAACACCTCGCCACGATCCGTGACAAGAAAGTCACAGTCAAAGCAGACATCGACGACGCCACGGAAAAAATGAAGGACCTGGAACGGCGACTGAAATCCACCCAGCCAACCAAGGTGGAGATCGACGCGCAAACAGAACCGTTCCGCAAGAAGATCGCCCAGTTGAAGACGGACATCGACCAGATCGACAAGAAGAAACTCCGTGTCAAGGCTGACATCAGTGATGTCACAGCGAAGATGAAAACCATGCGGGCCGAGATGCTGGCCGCAGGGAAGACGCAGGCGCAGATCACCGCGAACACCGCACCGTTCAAGAAGAAGATCGCGGAACTCCAGGCGAAACTCGCCGGTCTCGACAACAACAAAGCTACTATCCAGGTGGATATCAAAGACGCCGAGTTGAAGATGAGAGAACTCCAGGAGAAGCTGGAGAAGTCCGGGAAAACCCAGATCGAGATCGACGCCGAACTGGCACCGTTCAAACAGAAGATCATCGAACTCCGAAAGAAACTCGACGGACTCACCAATCACGAGATCACCATCAAAGCAGATGTGGCGAAAGCCACAGAAGACCTCGCGACCGTGCAAGCGGAACTCAAAGAATTGCGGGACAAGAAGATCGAAGTGAAAGCGGAGATCAAGGATGTGTCCACGGCGGAGAACAAGGCGCGGCTCGAAGAACTGAATCGCATGATCGAAGACGCGAGCAAGCGTGAGATCGAAGCGCAGGTCAACGTCAAACAAGCCAAAGAAGAACTACGACGCCTCACCGAAGACAGACAGGTCAAGGTGGAGGCGGAAGCCCAAGTCGCTATGGCGCGCGAAAGACTACGGTGGCTCACACGTCAGCGTGTGGTGAAAGTGTTCGCCCAGTTGAACTCCACGGAGTTCATGGTCGAGATGCGCAAAATGATGATGGGCATGTCCGGAATGACCATGATACAGGACTGGGCGCGTGAGATGTCGAAGTTCTTCACTAATCTTCCCCAGCATACTTTGTCACTGGCGAAGTGGTCCACGGTGATCGGTGGGGCGGCGTCGGTGGTCGGGTCGTTCCTGGGCACCATGGCACCCTTGGGCCGGACCATCGCCGACATCGGTCCCGCCGCGTTGTTCACCATCCCCGCCTTGACGGGTGCCACAGCCGCAGTCGGTGTGCTCTACATGGCGTTCAAAAACCTCGCAGACTCCGGCGTCCCACAAGCCAAAGAATTCTTCCGCGTGTGGTCCACGTTCAAAGACGACATCACAGAGATCAAGAAACACGTCCAAGCGGAGTTCTTCTCACCCGCGTTCATCGGATCGTTCAAAAACCTCTCCAAGCAAGTCATTCCCGAGTTGAACTCCGGCATGGGTCTGTTGGCGTCCACCATGGGTCGTGTCGCGTCACACACCATGGACGCATGGGGGAAAGCCCTGGATGGCAAAGCCATGACCGTCTTCTTCGGGAATCTGTCCAGCGGATTCGAGCACGCCGACCGTGGCTTCCAGGGCTTCATCTCCGGGTTGGCCACCATGGCCACCAAAGGCTCAGAAGTGTTCCCACTCGTCGGCGACTGGTTCACGAAGATGGGTGACAAGTTCAACAACTGGGTGAACAACCACGACATCGCCAAGATGATGCACGACGCCGCCATCCAAGGCGGGTACCTGATCGACGTGGTGGAGAACCTCGGCGGGGTGATCGCCGGTGTGTTCCATGCCATGGACACCGGGAAATCCACAGGGTTGGAATCAGCGGCGAAAACCATGGGGACAATCCGTGACATCGTCAACGCTGACAAGTTCCAAACAGCGATGAAAACAGTGTTCTCCGGTGCGGCAGACGGCGCGGAGAGCCTGAGGAAAGTCCTCGTCCCCATCGGTGACTCCCTGGCGGCGTTGTCGCCACTGTTGGGGGACATGCTCGGAGTCACCGGGCTGGCCGCCGCATCCGTGCTGAAAGACATCGCCGCCGCGTTGGCGCAACCAGGCACACAATCCGGCATCGAGGCGGGGTTGCGTGGTGTGGCCGATCTCGCCCGCAACATCCCCTGGGACACGCTCGGTGCGGCGCTCGGGTCTCTGATGAACCTGTTCGGTGACATGGCACCCATGGTTGGCAGTATCGTGCGCGACCTGGCACCCCTGCTCCCGAGTGTCGTGGACGCCGTTGACGCCCTCGTGGAACCACTATCCGATCTGGCGTCAGCCGTCCTCCCCCCACTGGTTGGATCAGCACAGCTCCTCCTCAGCATCGCCGCACCGCTCGCCCCAGCCTTGTTAGCGGTCGGTGCCGGATTCCTCACGTGGAAGGGACTCGACATCGCCCGAGACGCGCTCAGCGCCTTCATTGGTCCGTTGAAACTCTTAGGTCCTCGGTTGAAGGAATCCTTCGAGTTTATGAGCAGCGGAATGAAGGTCGCCACCGATTTCAACGAGCGCATGCTCGTGATGAAGACGAGTGTCGGCAATGTCATCCCCAAAATCAGTGGCTTCATCTCAGCCAATGCGCCCATGGCCGGTGTCACGCTCGCCGTCGGGGCTATCGCCATGGCGTGGGAGAACATGGCCAAGAAGATCGAGAAGACGAAACAAGGCATCGAACAATTCAAGAACACACTCGATGTCGCCACCGGTGCCATCACCGATCAGACGAAAACAACCCTTATCGAACGACTCATGGAACAGGTCAAACCATCCGACCTTCAGTTGTGGGGGACGACGTACGCGGAACTGGCCAAGCACATCCTCGACGGACGCGACTCCGCAGAAGAATTCCGGAAGCAGATCATCGACAACACGTCAGCGCAGGACCTCGACATTCAGTCAAACGCGAAACTCAGGGAGAGCTGGCAAAAGCTCAACACGCTCATGGAGGGCAAGGCCGACACGGGTTTCTGGGACTCGAACGCCAACAGTGAGAAGGCGCTCACTGACCAGTTATGGAAGGCCATCGATGCGAAACAGGAACTGATCGGCGTCACTGACGAGTTGAACAATAAGACATCTGTGTCAGCGTACAACACCGATGATGCGGCACGCGCCATGCTCGGTCTCAGCGGGAACGCCGACAGGGCCAAAACCTCGATCTTCGGTCTCGATGATGCGTTCGGCTCTGGTGAGAAGAGCGTCAATGAATACAAAATCCATATTCACGAGATCATCAAAGGCTTGGCCGGTGCAAAAGCTGGTTGGACAGACGGAACCGACGCAGCATTAAAGAACCGTGACACTATGTACGACCAGATCGAGGCCGCAAAGAAGGCCATTGACACGAACTTCAAACAAGGCAAGACTTCGGCGGAACTCGCGGCAGCCAATAAAGACCTGGAAGACACATACCGTGAACTCGTCACAGAGATGGATGGCGATGTTAACGCTGCTATGACGGAGTACGCGGAGCAGGTGAAAAACATCGCGGAGAAGAGCATCGCTGAACGCGCAGAATACGAGCGCGTCACGAAGTCGCTCCAGTCGCTCCAAGGTCAACAGTTTGCCATGGCAGCCGCCAACGCCGTTGCTAGTGGGACTATCGATGATCAGAGGGACGCTCTGATCAAGGCTGGCAAGCAAGCTGGACTCAGCGCGGACGAGGTGAACGGATACATCGAGTACCTCAAGAAAATTCCCAAAGATCAAGTCACGGACATCTCAGTCAACGGAGTTCAGGCGGCCTTGGACAAGATCAACGGTGTCACGAAACCCAGAACTGTGCCAGTCACGATCCAATACACCGGCTCCAATGACCCGAGATACGTGTATAGCGCCACGGGTGGCATGGGTCCACACGTAGCCACGGGTGGTTCGATCTGGGGTCCTGGTACCGGAACGTCGGATTCAATCCATGCCATGTTGTCGAATGGTGAGTTCGTTGTCCGTGCGGCGGTCGCGTCGAAGTTCCGGAGTTTCTTGTCGTACCTGAACGCGACAGGGCAAATGCCGAATTTGCCGAGGTTCGCCACGGGTGGTTCGGTTGCTGTTCCGAATCTCGCTGGGATGATGCGGGCGCAGATGGATGGTGTGGGCGCGTTGATGCAACGGTTCGCGCCGGTGCAGGTGACGGCTGTGACTGTCACGCCGAGTGCGGCGATGTCGGGTGACGCGAACTCGATGGATTCTCGTGTGGTGTCGTTGTTGCAGGAGTTGGTGTCGGTGTCGCGTGGTGGGCATGGGTTGTCGGAGGCGGCTGTGTCGAGGGCGATTGTCGATCTGATCGCGGATCCGTTGAATGAGCGTCTTGTGGATATTCGTGACGACGAGAGGCTGGGTGTGTGATGGCGACGTTCCCGTTGGTGATCAATGGTGCCACGGTGCCTGGTGCTGAGGTGTTGGCGTGGCCGGTGTCGAGGCTGGAGCGGAAGTCGGCTCCTATCGATCTTCCTGGTGCGCATGGTGTGTTGGATCAGTCGGTGGGGTCCACGGGTGGTGAGCCGAGGTTCAAGGCGCGCACGTTCACGTTGACGGTGCGGGAGCGGTGTGCGAAACCTGAGGATCAACTCGGGTTGCGGTTGCAGCAGTGGGCGGGGCGCACTGTGACTGCGCAGATGCCGACCCATCCGAACGGGTGGTTCACGGGTGTGGTGGATGTGTTCGAGAAACGCTTCACACCGAACACGGTGGTGTACGACATTGTGATGCAGGCCAATCCGTGGTATTTCGACGCTGCGGTGACGACGATCTCGGTGACTCCGGCGAATGGTGGCAAGGCGTTCACGTTGACGCCGACGGGTTTCACGGTGGCACCGTTGGTGACGACAACGGCGACGGTGACGATCACGGTGGGCACGGCTCAGTGGTCGGTCCCTGTCGTGAAAGACCGTGTGCTTCCAGGTTTGCTCCTGAGACCGGGGTCGCCTGTGTCTGGCACCGTGTCTGGGTCGTCGGGGACGTGTTCGTTCTCGTGGAGGGGCGGGGTGTTGCTATGACCTCGTACACGGTCACTCTCGACAATCAGTATGTGCTGTTCGATTCGTTGGTGTTGAACGAGGGGAACACAGCAGCCCATAACTTGACGCTGACGAGGACGGTCAACGGGCACGGGAAGTTGACGTTCACCCTGCCACGGGCGAACGCGTGGTACGACGCGGTCACGGCACCGTCGTCGGTGGTCACCGTGTCAACACCAGGCACCACCCAACCGTTGTTCACTGGTAGGTTGTTGAAACACAGTGTGGACGTGTATGGGCGCAGGACGCTCACCTACGCCGGTGTGTCGTCCACGCTCACCAAACGTCAGCAAAGACCCTTCACGTATCAGGGGACGGCGCAGGGATTCCTGACGACCCTGATCAGCAAACACAACCAAGGGTTGACCGTCAAAGACCCCCAGTGGTCGGTGGGGACCGTCACAGGGTTGCCCACAACACAGGTGAGCATCACCGTGGACAAACCCATGTCCACGTGGGACGCGCTGACCACTCATGTCGTCAACCTGTTCGGCGCGTACCTGCTCCCCGCCATCGGCCCCACCGGGGCACCCGTGTTGCACGTGTCCACCACGTCGGGACCGACCTCCAACCAGGTGGTGTCGCTCACCAGCAACGTGATCGATTTGGACGCCGCCTTGGACGTGTCCACCATGATCACCCGGTTCTACCCCGTGGGGAAAACACTCACCCACGACGACGGGTCCACCGAGCTCGTCACCATCACCAGTGTCAACAACGGCAAGGACTACCTCCAAGACGACACGCTCCTAGCGTTGCACGGGTTGAACGAGGGAACCGAGACGTTCGACATCGACGACCCCGGCAAACTGTTGACCACCTCCGCCAGGCAGTTCCAGAAACTCAAACTCGCGAAGTTCACCGCGACCTTGACCGTGGCCGACCTGTCCGCCATGAACACCAGCATCGACGCCTACATGGACGGCGACATGGTGCCCATCGACATCCCCGAGTACGGCATCACCGACACCGTCCAACTGACATCGGTCACGTTGAAACTCGACAACCCCGGCAACTCCACGATCACCCTCGGCGCGGAACGCGCCACCTTGACAAGTGCGACCAGCAAAGCAGCCGACCTCGTGGTCGAGTCGATCCGTAACACCACGAAACTGAACGACACGGTGTCCACGGTGCAGACCACCGTCACGGGTGCCACGCAGGCCGCGAAAGACGCCACCGCGAAAGCGGAGTCCGCGCAAAGCAAAGCCGACAAGGCCGCCACGGACGCCGACTCGGCCAAGTCGGCAGCCGCCACAGCGAAGTCCACCGCCGACCAGGCCGTGAAAGACGCCGCCACCGCCCAAGCGGTCGCCGACGCCGCCACCGCCTCAGCCGTGAACGTGGTCGCCGACCCCGGTTTCGAGAACCCCACACTCTGGGACGCCCGGGTGAAAGCGTCGACATTGAAGCAAACGTCGTTCGCCACGGGTGGGGCGCATGGCGGAACCACCTGTTTCCAGTTCACCCTCAACGGTGTGACGACCATGAACACGTTGAAGATCGTCCCCGGTGCCATCCCCGTGCAACCCGGACAGGTGTGGCGTGTCAAGGCGTGGGCGAAAACCACCGCTGATTTCGTCCGTGAGCCGAACAACACGAAGATCCGTGTCGGGAAACAGGACGGGACGTTGTTCGCCTCGTACCCGTTCCCGACCTCGACCAGTTGGGCGGCGCTCGGAGACGACCAGGTGGTCATCCCCGCCGGTATGACAAGCATGACGATCACCGTCACCACGAGCGCGAACAGCACCGGGTCGTTGTGGGTCGATGATCTGGAGATCGTCAACGTCACGGATGTGGTGGCCGCGCAGAAGGCAGCCGCAGACGCGAAGACGGCAGCCGACCAGGCGAAGTCCACGGCTGACAACGCACAGATCGCGGCGGACAAGGCGAGAGGGGCGGCGGACAAAGCCCAAACCGCCGCCGACCAAGCCCAGGAGTCCGCGCTCTCCGCGACCGACACCTACGCCCGCGACGCCTCCCAAGGACTGGGCGGGTTGGTGTTCGACGGGTCCAGCGCCGGTGTGCAAGCCGCCACCGTGGTGGTGGACTCACCCGACGGGTTGAAGGGCAAGGTGATCCGCAAACCCGCGTCGCAAAAGGGGTCCCTGTGGATCCATGACACCCGTGGTCGTGTCCCGTTGAAAACGAACGTCGTGTACGAGGTGCATGCCACCATCCGTGTCCCCGCGCAAACCCCGGCGGCGACCGGGTCCCTGTACGTGGGTGTGGACGGGTTGCGGAACACGGACGGGACGTGGGCGTATGTGAACACGACGGGGGTAGAGTCGTACGCCACCCAACATTACGTGGCGTTGTCGGCGTCCACCACGCGCCCCGAGAACTTCACGACCTACCGTGGGTACTTCGTCGCCTCGCCCGCCGCGAAAACAAGCGGCCACGGCGGGGCGCGCCCCGACCCGTCCAAACCTGCGACGATCCACCCCGACGCCACCCACGTCCAACCCATCGTCCTCATGAGTTACAACAACGTGCCCGACCTGGTGGAGATCTCGGATTGGGGCATCACCGCCGTCCCCGCATCGACCGTGGACGCCGCGTCGAAAGCGCAACGCGACGCTGACGCGGCCCTCCTGTCAGCGTCCACCGCCGCCACGGACGCCGCCACCGCCGCCGGGATCGCCGGGGGGAAAGCCGATGTTCTCATCCAGTCCACCACACCGGCGACCGACATGCGCAAACCCACCACGTTGTGGATCGACACCACCGGCAACGCGAACACACCGAAACGGTGGAACGGCAGCGCATGGGCCACGGTGACAGACAAGGCCGCCACCGACGCGGCGGCGAAAGCCGTCGAAGCGAAAACCGCCGCCGACCAAGCCCAGTCGTCCGCCGACGCCGCATGGATCGGGGCGCAATCCTCGAACCTGATCAAAGACGGAACCTTCCGCACCACGAAAGCATCCGACCATCTGGCATCCACGTCCACCGCGGGAGACGGTGTGGCCGACTCCACAGGGTTGAAATTCAACGCCACGGGGTTCACGGGCGTGGTGCCACACCCGGCCAGCTCGTATGGGCTCACGAGCGCTGGGGCGAATGTGTACGCCCGTGGGACCAACGGTGGCAACGAAGGGTTCCCCACCACACCAGGACGCACGTACCGTTTCTCGATCCACGCCGCCCATGCCGCGACCACACCAAACCCGAAAGACAACTTCCAGATGCGTGTCGCCACACGCAAGAACGGCGTGTGGACTGTGGCGAGCATCGGTGAGAAACTCGCCCCAGCGTCCACCACCCCCGACACGGAATTCACCCACCTGACCACCGTGTGGAAAGTCCCCAACGGTGTGGACGCCATCCGTCCAGGATTCGGAACACCCAACACCGTGCCAACAGAAACATCCCAATGGTGGGTCACCAACTGGGCGACCATAGATGTCACAGAAGCACAACAAGCCCTCGACGACATCGCGAACGTCCAAAACACCATCGAAATCCACGATTCACTCATCAGCCAGTTGCCAGGACAAATCCTCTCCACTGTCTCATCCACCTATGTGACGAGCACGGGCATCACGGAAAAGATGGAATCCTTCACGAGCAAGGTTACGCAGGATGCTGAAAAAATCACCAACGACTTCTCAGTGGTCACGGAGAAAGTGTCTGTCGTGGACGGGAAGATCGTCGCAGAGACGACATCACGCGAACAACGCATCCAGTACGACCTGGATGGCATCACCATCGGCACTCCCGGCTCCAAGGTGAAGGCCGTCTACGACGACCATGGAGTTCATATCAAAGTTGACAATGTTGAGCGTGCCACGTTCACGGACACCGGGTCTGTCACACCAGACATGACCATCACGGGAGCCCTACAGATCGGTAACAGGATCATCGAAAAAAGCCCCGGTGGCGGCATGTGGATCAGGAGGGCCTGAGATGGCTGACAACGGACGGATCGAAACCGACATCGTGGCCTCCGGGTCCACCCCCAACTCCTGCTTCTACCTGCGGTGGTGGGTCATCAGCCAATCCGTTCCCGCCAACACGACCCTGCTCGGGTGGGAAGCCGGGTGGCGTGGGCTCACCGGGACGGCACCGAAGTACCAGTCGAACGCGGTGAAACTCATCTCCGGGAAGATCGCCACCACCGACATCCCCAACGGCACATGGTCTGACCAGAGCGGCACAGGCGACCATCCGCTCAGGGCGGGTCAAGCAACCGTCACCCACCTCAACAACGGAACCGCAACGTTCTCCGCTGAGATCACCGGGTGGTTCTTCGAGTCCACACCGGCGGGGAACAAGAAGACGACCGGCTCGTGGAGCCTCCCCACGATCCCACGCGCGTCCACGATCACCCTGGAGAAGACCACGGTCCCCCTCGGCCAAGCGCAAACCGTGACGATCACACGCGCCGACGCGGCGTTCACCCACGACATCGTCTGGACCGTCAACGACGAGAAGATCCAAACGCACACCAACGTGACCACGAAGCAAACCTACACACTGCCCGACACCGCGCTCCCCACCTCCATGACAGGGGTATGCACCGTCACCGTGACCACCAAGAACGGGTCCACCACCGTGGGCACCACAACGGCGACGTACACGATCACCACACCCGACACCACAGCCTACAAACCAACCTTCACAGCGGCAAACGTATCCCTCGGAGTGGACTCCAACAACAAAGTCCCCGCCGGGTGGGGGAAAATCGCGGTGCAGCACAACTCGAAAGCGACCGTCACCATCACCGGCGGGAAACCAGGATCCGGGGCGTCACTGACGTCATGGTCCATCAGCGGAGATTTCACCGCGACGGGAACCTTCCCCCTCCCCACCACGGTACCGACATGGACGAGCCCCACACCCATCACCGTGTCCGGGACACTGAAACTCCAGGTCAGCATCACCGACTCCCGTGGATGCACCACCACCCAAGAATGCACCATGACCGTACAACCATGGACACCACCCACCCTCAAACCAGGTGCCGTCTACCGGGCGACCAACACAGGTGAGCAAGCCTTCAACGGAACATACGCCTCCGTGACCGCCGAATGGACGCTGGCCTCCGTGGGTGCCAACACCATCACCCAGCGTTGGGAATACAAAACCACACTAGCGACCACATGGTCCACACTGACCGCCACCGCCACCAACAAAAATCCAGTGACCCTCGGCACAGGGAAAACATTCGACATCAACACCTCCTATCAGATCCGGCTCACCATCACAGACTCCCTCGGAGCGACCGCCCAATACCAATGGAGCCTCGGCCCCGCACAGGTGGACATCGACTTCCGGGCGGACGGCAACGGCATCGGCGTCGGCGGCGTCGGAGAAACCCCCGGTGCGCTCGACGTGTGGTGGAGACTCAACCCACGCCGAGGCTTCACCCACCTCGTGATCCCCAACACCATGGACCTCAACGACCTGCGCGGACCCGACACGCCACCCTTCTGGAACCAACCCAAATCAGCGGACGCGCAACTCATCCGCAACTACCCCGCGAACATCGCCGGACTGTTGCAAACCATCTCACCCAGCGACGTGTTCACCTACCAGTTCTACTGGGCCTACGGGACGACCAACCAAGCATGGACACGCACCTGGTACAACAACGCCGGGACAGCCACCTGGTACCCCTGGAAACCCCTGTGGACCGACAACATGGCCATGGACACCACCAAACCCACACTGGCCGACACACCCACCGGATGGACACTCACCATCGACAGGTGCCGACGCCGAGCAGGGATGTGCGCCCTGACCATCACCACCACACCATCCGCCAACCCCGGAACAGGCAACATCACCAACATCACCTTGGGCACACTGCCCGACGGATACCGCCCCCTCGACGGCGTGACCACCACCATCGAAGACGTGGCAGGGTCCATCACCGTCAACCAAGACGGCACCATCTCCCTGAAATCCCTCACCCACGACTGGGGCGCAGGCACAGCACGTGTCATCCGCCTCGCCTACCCCCTCGCCTGACCAAGGAGCACCATGCTGCAAACCACCCTCACACTCCCAACCGGGTCCCGTGTCCTGTGCTACACCACCCACCCCGACGCCGCCCGCATCATCGCCTACGACCGTGCAGGCATCCACCTCGACGACGACGGCACCGCCACCGTCACAGCACTCGACACCAAGATGCCCATCGGCACCTGGGAAACCACCACCATCACCCCCAGCCCCGGCATGGTCGCCGTCACCTGGATCGGACCCGACGCCGACACATCAGCCCTCGTGAAACACGCCACACTAGCCACCTGGATCGCCAAACGCATCGAACCACTCCTCACCACCCACCCCGACCTCATCGGCTTCACAGGGACGCTCGGAACACACCTCGACACCACCCACACCAAAGCCCTACGCGCACAACTCGCCACCACCGCCGGGCACGCCCTCGCGCAAAAAATCACCACCGGCGGGCAAGTCGCCATCCTCGGCAACCACCTCACCACCACCACCGACCCCGACGACACCGGCGACACAGAAGACACAGACCAGGAAGACACCGAGTAACACCACCCATCCCACCACAAACCCGTCCCACACCGGGGCGGGTTTTCCTTCATCCAGAAAGGCACAACCATGAAAATCTACCTCTCCCCGTCCAACCAGACCGACAACACCGGGTACGGCGGTTACGGCACCGAAGCGTATCGCATGAACCTCCTGGCCGACATCGTCCAACGCGAACTCGCGCCCCATGCCACCGTCATTCGCGCCACCCAGAGCGCCAGCACCAGCCAACGCGCCACACAGGCGAACCAGACCGGAATCGACGCCTACGTGGCCTTGCACTCCAACGGTGCCAACGGCCAAGCCCGTGGCACAGAAATCTGGATGTACCCCGGCTCCGCCCGTGGCCGTGAACTCGCCACAGCCATCAACACCAGAGTCGCAGCCATCTACCCAGGACCCAACAGGGGCATCAAAACCAACGCCGACTACAACGAAACCTCCATGCCACAAGCACCATCCGTCATCCTCGAAGTGGCCTTCCACGACAACCCGCAGGACGCAGCCTGGGTGATCGCCAACATGGACACCATCGGCCACGAGATCGCCGCCGGGATCCTCGACTATTGCCACCACACCACCGGCACAACACCCACACCCGTGGCACCCGCGCCAGTGGCACCCGCACCCACACCCAACGAGGCACCCCTCGTCGTGGACGGCATCGCCGGACGCGCCACCATCACCCTCTACCAGAAACGACGCGGCCTGCACGTGGACGGAATCGCCGGACCAGAAACCATCCGCGACATGCAACGACTCACCGGGGCACCCGTCATCGACGGCGTGTACGACGGACAACGACCCGCCCTCATCGGAGAAGCATTCCCAGCACTCACCACCTACACAGGCGGCGGAACAGGCTCACCCGGCGTCCGCGCCCTCCAACGCTGGCTCGGCGTCAACCCCGACGGAATCATCGGCCACGACACCATCCGCGCACTCCAAACCGCCCTCAACAACCACCGCATCTGAAAGGACCCACCATGCTCCTCCAACTCATCCCAGCACGCTACCGCGCCACAATCGCCATCATCAGCATGGCCATCGCCGCCATCGCCCCACAACTCGTCAACGACCTCGCCACACGATACGGCGACACAGCCAACCTCCCCATCACCATCACCAACACACTCGCCACACTCGCCGCCTTCATCGGCGGAGCAACATGGCTCGCCAACATCACCCCCGACCACACCAACCCAGCCATCCAAGCACGCCGAGCCACCAACGACGACGAAGACGACTATGACATCCAGATCGGAATCACAGAATAATGGTCATCTCCATCGAAATCATCCTCGCACTCATCGCAGTCTCAGGAGTCGTCTGGTCCGCGTACATCAACCACGCATCAGCACGAACAAACGCCGCCGCACACATCAACGCCAGCGTCCTCGAAACACTCAGCAAACGAGTCGAATCCCTCGAAGCCAAAGTCACCGTCATGTACGACATCCGCGACAAAAACGCAACCACCATCAGAGTCCTCACAGACTACGCCATCAAACTCCGACAATGGATCATCGACGGCAAAGAACCACCCCCACCCGAATGGCCACCAGAAATCTGACAATGCAAAGTCGGCCCCCTCGATCACACAGACGAGGGGGCCGACTTTTCGCGTCTCCGTAGCGCAACACCACCATTACATCACTGTTTCATCAACTTCTCCATAGCCCTCGCAACAGCACGCTCAACGGCATCCTCAAAACCATCAGGAGTGCTAGCTCGGCCATTGCTCTTGCTGGACACATTCCCGCTACCGGCGACCGCTGTACTCTCATCATCATCAGACGCAGACAACTTGAATCCCTTAGCCAACGCACCAAGAGCATCGGACCTCTGCTCTGCGTCGGAATGCAAGTAGTGATCCTGCGTGACACGGGCATTCGCGTGACCGAGTATGTCAGCTATGATGCGCTCAGGGATTCCCATCTTTTGCAGCAACGACGCCGCAGTACCACGAGCACCATGCAACGGGATATTTGGAACTCCAGCACGCTCCAACGAAACGTCCCACACAGCGCGATCACGCTCATGTCGCTCAAGGCCGCCAGAGAAACCTGGGAAGATGAACTCATCCTTCATGCCGGACTCTTCCTTCCACTCGCGAAAAATGGAAGCGACATCAGGTGGCAACGGCATTGTCCTAATAGATGCTTTCGTCTTCGGTACTTTCAGAAACGCCTTACCGCCTACCGGCCATGTCGCTGCCTCATCAATCCGTAGCGTTCCAGACTCCAGGTCAAGATCGTCCCACTTCAAAGCAAGCGCCTCACCCTGCCTGACACCGAGCACCAGGGCACACGTCAAACGCGCAAGAGTCCGATTGTCAGCGGCGCACTTGAGAACTTGTTGAGCTTGGTCAACGCTCAGTGTGTCCATGGGTCTCTTCTCGGTTGCGGGGGAGTCCATGAGAGAACACGGATTGACTCTGATCTTCTTCTCACGCTCAGCGGTCTTTAGGCACTTTGAAAGCACAACGTGCGTCTGGCGAATAGTGCTTGCTGACATCCCGACGCTGTTTGTTCTCCTCGTCTTCCTGCTCGGTTCCATATTCCGCATCGCCTCATGGACCATGCGAATGTGATCGGGAGTCAGATTCCTTAATCGAATATCACCAATGACTGGAATGACGTATAAATGCATCTTACTGTAGTAACCTTCGTACGTCCCAACAGCAATTCTTGGCTTGCAGATCATCTCAAGGTAATACTCGATCCACTCTGACAATCGCGATCCATCATCCAGCAACCCGTCACTAAGCTCCCTCTTGAGCCTTTCAAGATTGCGCCTGCATTCAGTAATCGTTCTTCCGTTGACGTACTTCCTTCTGCGCTTCCCGTTCACGTATCCAGTTTCGATTGACGCCTGGTACGCGCCATCTTTTTGCTTATAAATACTCCCCTCACCCTTGCCCCTTGCCATGTTGTTCCCCTTTCTCGCTGCTTGACAACGATTAGAGTCTACCACGGTATGACATTGAGTATGACATTCAACGGCAGTCTATTGCACAACAACTGCTGTGCGTTATGGCTTTGACTAGGTGAATTAGGTGGGGCGGCGGGGGCTCGAACCCCGGACCCAGGGATTATGAGTCCCTTGCTCTGACCAGCTGAGCTACCGCCCCGTTTCCGCCACGAGTGTATCAAACCTCATGGCGGTGGTGCAGGGTCCCTCCCCGTTGCCCGGGCAATTTGGTGGAGCGTATGTGAAAGCCCTCGACAGCGTTCAGGATATGTCGATGCCGAGCACCGTGGCCATGCCCTGCGCCACCTGGTCCATCTGAGCAGGGGTGAGCACACCGATCTGGTCACCCAGTTCGGCTGGTTCCACAGCTGCGATCTTCTCTGTCATGACATAGCTGTCGCGGCGCAGTCCGTTGCTGTCGGCCGCGGGGATCAGCACCCTCGTTGTGATCCCACTGGAATCGGAGGTGGTGAACAGGCATATCACGGTCGAGTTGAACTCGACGTCATCCGCCTGCACGATCACAACGGGCCGGGCCTTGCTGGCGTAGCGGTCGTCCCGCAACGTCCACACCTCACCCCTGCGCCTCGATCATCTTTCTAGCCAGAGCAGTCGAAATGCGGGCGGCGTCCGCCTCGTTATCGAACGCTTCAACCTCCACCAGTTGAAGGCGCGGCGTGTACGGGAAACCCCCTGCTAGATTGAATGCCGAGACAAACATGCGTAGTGCATCTGACGGGGTCGTGCCGAGGGCTCGCGTGATCTCCCGGAAACGCCTCTCATCATCCTCGGTCACTCGAGTTGCGATCTGCTTGCTTGGCATGTCAACCTCCTGATCCCATGGGTCGTGGTCATGCGCGTGGTATCAAAGTCTAGCAGAATGTTACGGAATGCACTCTGGGAATGCAACTGGGCTGGGCACGGTCGTTGCGGACGGGGGGGCGATGGCTCAGCCGATGAGAGCATGGGACTCATAATCCTTGGGTCCGAGCCCATGCCGCCACCTGTGAAGTGCCCTGTCATAGGCATGACGCTCAACGGGTGTGATGTGATATGGGCCGGTGAATAACGTGCCCGCGCATCAGGAATTCCACCATTCGCCAAACCGATCAAGTCCGGACGAGTTCCCAACCGCTAGCGCCTTGGCGACCGCCCTGACAAGTTTGGCACGCTCGGGATGATCGATCTTCACCCGTGAGATGTTATCTGTGAAGTCCCAGTCCGTTGACACCCCTTGTGCGAGTAACGACTTGAGTTCTGCACCCGCTTCCTTCTGCCTGTGTAGACAATGCATGAATAAATAGAAATAGCATTCAATGCGAAGAGCAGAATCCTTCGAAACGCTGGTAAGGCATAATGCTCGGTCAACGTATGTCTCGGCTTGCTCGTCCTGTCTTTGGACAAAGAGAATCCGGGCACAATTGCCCAGGCTGGTCTTATCCTCAGGATCGGCTTCGATGGCTCTCTGATATATGGCCGCTGCTCTAGCAAGGTTATGAGTCACGGTGTCCAGGAACACGGCGTAGTTGCCCAGGTTGTTGGCGTGATGCTCGTCGGCGGCGATCGCTTTGTGGTAGGCGTTTTCGACCTCGTCGGCGGCCCGGCCTTGCTGCTTGAGGAACAGGGCGTAGTTGCCCAGGTTGTTGGCGTGATGCTCGTCGGCGGCGATCGCTTTGTGGTAGGCGTTTTCGACCTCTGTGGTGTCTCGGCCCTGCTGGTGGAGGAACAGGGCGTAGGCGCCCAGGTTCCTGGCGTGGTGCGGGTCGGCGTCGATGGCGTGGTGGTAGGCGGTGTCGATCTCGTCGGGGTCCCGGCCCTGTTGCTGGAGGAACAGGGCGTAGTTGCCGAGGTTGCGGGCGTGGTGCGGGTCGGCGTCGATGGCGTGGTGGTAGGCGGTGTCGATCTCGTCGGGGTCCCGGCCCTGTTGATGGAGGAACA